GAACCAATTCCTTGACCAACTGCTGCACCAGCCCAACCACCAACGGCGAACCCCACTACTGTAGCAATATCTCTAAGATTTTTTTTGAAAAACTTTTTTATACCCATCAGTTACCTTTCGTTACTTTTTTCATTTTCTCAAATGTACGTAAGCCACCTAAACCGAGCATGCCCATTAGGATGGTGCTGAGTTGAGCAAATTCAAACTCAGGTAAAGTAATAGTATACCCTGAAAGTGTGAGGATAGTAGCCAAAAGAGGACTGAAAATAAAGTGATAACCGAGTGCAACCGCACATATCCAACCTACCATCGGTCGCCAACCAGCAACAAATATGCTAGGATGTTGTGCTTCTGCTTTGTTTAACTCTATTTGTGCTAAATTAGCATTATGTAGAGACATTTCCATTTCGTGTTTAAGCGTAGCTTGTAAATCTTTGTCTACTATAAATTTATCTACTACGCCACTAACTGCGTCTATTAGTTTATTTTGTATCATTTTGTTTTTTCTTTATGTCTCTTTCTTGCATTAATATTTTTAATTCATGCCAGCGATAAAATCTTTTATTAACGTCATCCCAAAACCATCCTTTGTAATCGTATACTTCACTCATTGGATCTTTATTTTCTACCGACATATAAACCAAACCATGCAGCACCTGCACCTACTATAACAGATACAAATGCACTTTGTGCGTTAGTGGGATCAGGTAGCGTCATGAACCATTCTATAGTTCTATAAAAAGCATACCCATATAAAGTGATAAGTAACCTAGGAAAGACTCTCCATTTATCAAATCCTTCTGCTAAATTATACCAAGTCTTACCATCATTAAGCGTTATTTTTTGAGCTTTTTTCATTTGCTCGTCTATAGTCATAAAAGAAAAATTTAATTGTTTAAATTATTGTATATTAATTTTATTAATTTGATAAATTTTTCTTGTGGTAGGTCATGTTTTAAAAAATTAATAACTTTACCAACAAGCTGGATGTTGTCAATACTATAGCCGTCATCAGGGTTAATACGGTCAATAGATATATTAAAATCTGATTCTTCATCTGTACCTCTTTTAAACGTAAGTTCTTTTCCTGTCAGAGCACATTTACCCTCTTGTTTTGCGTATAATATAAATAATTCTTGAGGCGATACATCCCAAGTAATGCCCTGTTTTTTACGCACATATCTTAATTGAACGTATAAGTGTTGTATATAGGTTAAGGGAGTACTATTAATTTTTTCATATCGTCTTTCTAATTTACACTCGTTACACTGGTTGCTATTTTTACTTTGATCAAAGTTATTAGCAGGCTTACTAATCCCGCAGTAATGACATTTACGGGGTCGTGACACTGACTGTACCTAGTGCTCCTGTTAAGCCAAAACCTAAATCGTTATTAACGTAAAACTGAGAACTAAATAAATCTCTCCATCTGTTACCATCCCAACATTGAAGTGTGTCTGTATTAGTATTAAAAATTATTGAACCTGGATTATAAAAACCTATACCACGTTCAGCAGTGTTTATTTGACTAGTGTTTGAGGGATCAAACTGACCTAAGTTTATTTCTAAAACACGTACTAATCTATTAAAAGTGTCTGACGTTACCTGTGGCTCCATGCTTATAGGTAGTCTAGTAGGTAGTAGTTTAGCCACTATCTTCTTCCGTCTGGCTGTATATCAATCCTAGTAGCTCCTAAACGCCAACCCACATCACTATTACCAGTATTAGTAGCATCATCGTCAGACTCTAAACGTAAAGCTATTTGTCTTGCTCTGGCTCTTACATCTGCTTTAGTGGTTGTACTCTGTATAGCACTTGTGCTAGCAGTAGTTAAAGTATCGCCAGGATAATTACGTGTTTTTAAAACGACGTTTACTTTTCCTGCGTCACTATTACTTAAGAATTTAATATCAGGGATAATTCTACGCACAAACCCAAAACTTTCACCGTCGCCTATGTCAAAGTCACTGCTTTCTATAAACACATTAGTCATAGGGCTACCGTCGTTATCATAACCAAACTCATGCTCGTACAGGTATTGACCTTCCGTAGCTCTAGGATAATTAACTATGCCCTTATCTAACCATGCGGTTCTTGTAAGTTCTCCTATTGACCATACATTTTCAGCGTAGTTGTAGACTACATATTTGTCTATGTTTAAATTACTGCCAGAAGGATAATACCAACCTACTTCATTAAATTCACTATTACTAAACGCAAATATCTTAAACGCTTGACCTGCATTTAAATTATCAAAAACGTAACTTAACACAGAACAAGGAACTTTTTGTACTGATCCGTTATACACGTAAAAACTATCATAACCCATCCAATACACCCCAGCAGGAGTAGCAACAGCACCTTTAGGACTTATAAGCCCTGTACTGTCATTTATTAAGTTAAGCCCGAAAGTATATGGTGGTCCAATAAACTGCATACTATATAAAGCTATATCTGTCCATATCAATATTTCTTGACGTGCTTTTACAGCACCAACTATAATACTACCTTCAGAAAGTCTAAGACTACCAGCAGTGTTGGTATTTAAGGGCTCAAACTCTAAGGAATTTTCTTGGTCACTAAAAGCTATAAACATAGGATCAATGCTCCCTGTCCTAGCAGTACCAGCAGTGTTTAAAGGGTCGGCACCAAGTATAACTAAATGTCTATCTGTTTCGCTGACTATACTTTGTAGCCCAACTGTGGGTACAAGATTAGCACCAGTTATTCCGCTTAGTTCAGTAGCCCTAGTGCCTACGCCATTAGTGGCATCCCAATAATAAATACCTCCGCCACGTGGGTTAATAACTAAATCTTCACCAAAATTATCATGAGCCCAAAGCCTTAATTGATTAGCGGAAGATATTGCAGTTGAGGACCCCCATGTACCTGCAGACCATAGTCCTACCCCCCAACCAGTAGAGCTAACGTACTCATCAAGACCTGTGTTAATTTGATATGCACCTACGGTATTACTGCCACCGTTACCGCTGTCAGAAGCGTTAGCAGTTACTGTCGACCCACTAGTGTCTTTAGCTTCCAAGGTATAACTATTAGCATTAACTATGGTAGCTATTTGGTACTCTTGGTTTAAAACTGTCGCTGTTATATTACCGCCCAAACTAACAGCACCGCTAAAAGTAACAAAATCATTCTGCACTGCACCGTGGGCAGTGTCTGCTACGGTAAGAGTCGCATCACCGTTAGAAGCGGAAAAAGTAACGTCACCAGCGTTTGTAGTAGCACGGATTGGTGTAATGTCATTGAAAGAGTCTCCTTCTTCAATATAGTATTTTAAATTAGTACCTAACCCTAAAAGTTTAGTACCAGCTAACAGAATCCATGCGTGTAGAGCACGACAGGTTCCTAAAAATGTATTAAGGGAATCTTTACGCCAGCCACCAATTTTTTGTGGTCTACCAGCTTTAAATCTAACCAAGTTAGAATTGAACCAACCACCCTCATTATCGTAGTCGGTGCCTTCTCTAAAAATTCCAGGTTTAAATATGAATTTGTTTAGTGCCATAACACTAATATTTTATAGTATTATTCAAGTCTTTTATATTGTTTCCCATCAAAGATCAATGCACGTTTACGATTATTGCCTTCAACATAAGATACATGTACCCACCCACTAGACGGGATTCCTTCTTTATAAAATTCTAAGAGCACGGTGTCGTACTCACAGTTATCTTTGATCCATATCCCAAGGTCGTAATTGGATATGCCTGGGAGTTCAATATCTGCTGCCTGCCCACTGACATGTTGACTTGTGTCGGACGATTTAAGTCGCCTATTAAGGTCAAGGCAACGATAACCAGAGTTAGGTGAAAAAGGTATGCCATAGTGATTACGTACTGGCTCAAGGACATGTTCGCAAAGTAACTGTAAATTTTTATAAACACTCTTTTCCTTAACTGTGTTATCGATGTTGTGCCGTTCTGCCATTTGCGAACGCTCAAATTCTCTTAATTTAAAATGAGGTGAAAGTTTTTCACCTGAATCATAAGGCATAACTAAATTATAGAAATAACAGTTACTGCTAAAGTAATTAAAGCAGTAGCTAAAAAACCAACAAGCCCAACTATAAAATTTTTTAATGTGGTAGTAATTTCGTTGACACTTTCTTCTAAAGTGTCAAAACGATTGAAAGCAGTTTTCCATCTTTCTGCACATTGTACCTCGTGTTTGGCTAGGTCGTGAGCCACATCTGATGTAGTTTTTCTTTCCTTACTAGCCATAT